GGACTGCATCGGGGAGGTATTGCGAGAAAAGACAGGGGGGGTAGCCGTCCTTGCTAAAAAAACCCCCTCATTGAGCGCACCCTTGCGCAGGTTGCATGACTTACAGAGAACTCTCAGGTTATCTAAACTGTGGTCTCCACCAACCTTGCGTGGGATGATGTGATCAATGTGCATCTCACCCTCATCTGTACCACACAACTGGCAGACTCTTCCATCTCTAGCGAACACGCGTTCTCGATGCTCGCGGTAACGTCTGCTGTTTAACTTATCTAATGCCATCCGTATTTACCCCAATGCGCCCATGCTACACATGGCTCACCATAACGATGACCTATGTAGTCCAATCCCCATTGTATCTGTTCATAGCCATTAAGTGTCTTAAGGTACTCACTCTTTCCTTGAGGAATACCATAATGACTACCATTAACAGCATTAGGATTAAATGCACTCTCTTTACCATAGAGCTTAACTAAACACTTATACTCTTTGAGATTATAATCTAATGAGATTAATGCATACTCTTTATAGCTTATGTATTGCACTGGTTTAGATCCACCTGCATCAGGCATGATGCATAGAGCTATCCCAATAGCTACTAGCACCCCGCGAGCTACGCCCTTAAGGGGCTCGCGGTGAGCCTTTGAGAGGCTCTGCGCCGTTAGCGTACCATTGATGTCAAATCTATTTGTAAAAGCCCTGCTCAGAGCGCGTGTCGCTTTCATTATTACCCCCTGTGGATAACTTCTGTGGATAACTGTTGCCCTATGTAATGTGTATAAGCAGGTGGAATAGACTCTACTAATTCGCCCCAGATCATCCAATCAATCCCCATAGCCTCATTGGCTTGCTCCATTGTTTTAGCAGTATGTCCGCCATTAGGTATCTCATCACGCATTGATCCATAGATACCTACAGGTTTGCCCTGTTGCTTGTGATGGCACTCTGTACCTTTAAGCTTGAAGTTAGACTCAAAGAGCCTGTGCCTACGCACTTTAAGCCCAAATGCTGAACCGCATAACTGGATGGGATTGACCAAAGGCGCATTAGGAACATTCTCTATTACATAAATCCGATTAGCCATCATGAGGGCATCTCTGACCATAGGTATCATGTTTGTCTTGGTTGTGGTCTTGCCCTGTGCGTTGCGTAAGTGTTTGGTTGCACTAAAGGTCTGACATGGCGGACTAGCTGCTATTACATCAAATTGCTGAAGGAACTCTGGATCAAGGTAATCCCTCACATCGCCTCGAATGTAAGTAAATGGATAACGCTTGCCATGCTTAACATCTATGCCAGTAACCTCAAAGCCAGCTTTGGCATAGCCAGCACTAGCACCACCAGCACCACAGAATAGATCCAATAATTTCAATCTTTGCCCCATCCTTTGCCCTTGAAGTGAACTGGGTTTGCCACGATCACCTTGATCATAGGCTCATTACAGTATGTGCATGGTATTACTGGTCTATCGTGCCATCCATGATGGATTTCTTGACTAAGATTGCATCGGGAACATTTGTAGTCGTAGGATGGCAAGTTAAGCACCTCTGTATCATGTAAGACCCACAGGCTTGGCAGCGGTCGATGTCTGCCTCTGTAGGTTCGCTAGTAATGTGACCATACTTCAATTGAAGTAGCGGTAAGAGATCCTCTAAGCGGATGATGGCGGCATACTCACGCGCATCTTCACCCTGTCCGTTTAGTCGTATTACTCCAAAGCCCAATTCCCCCGAAAGAGCTGTGCGAGCTTTTAATTGTTTGATGTATGCCAATGGTTGAAATCCAGCGCGGGCTTTGACTTCAACATCGAACGGCACATTAACAATGTCCTTACCGCTACCCCTTCCGACAGTTGCACCACTCCACACAGTCGATAGGTACTGTGCGACTACGCGCTCTGTTCGGAAGCCTCTATGTTTCCTTGCTTGACTAGCCATTTAATTCCTTCTCAATAGCCTCGATGGTTTCACAAGGATAAGTTGTATCAATAAAACAAACTGTGCAACGGTATCCACTATGTGAATGTTCAGGCTTATGCAACTCCACTACTGCGCGAAGGGCTTGAAGTGAGTCAATAACATCTGACTGCAGTTCCACATCTTTCTTGCTTCCGTAGTATCTGCTTATGTATGTGCCAAGAGTCAGTTCAACTTTGTCCAGCAATTCATCGTGGGTCATCCATTGACTGCTTTACATTTACGGCACTGCCATGCCCCTACAATTGGTTGATCATCCTTGAACTTGATCTCAGCTACAATGTCATGCGCCTCGGTAGGCTCATTACACAGCTGACAGTTAATAGTGTCAAACAATGGTACATTTTCGATGTTTGTCCACTCGCCTGTTGTCTCGTTATAGAACTCTACGTAGCCCATGTTATGCCCATTTCTTTTGAGGCTCGAACTTGCCATTTGAGCCAAGCTGATACCAAATAGTGTTGCACTTGATCTCGCCTGTTCTTGTGGCATAGCCACAGAAGTAACCGCCCCAAGCCTTGCCATTCTTTTCACCCTCACGCCATGTCATGTGACCATGCTGGCACGATGGTGGTTCTACAGCTTCTTGTGTACCCATAACAGCCTCAATAGTTTCCATAGCCTTTTCAAGTGTGACAGGCGCATCAACTACTTTATTGTACTGACCCACAGGCGTAGTCCAGTAATCCTGATCATCTGCCTTGACCTCTTGAACTGGCGGCTTTGCTACTTTTGTAGCAACGACCTTAGTCATTTCCTCTCGGCTTGGGCGCTTTCCTTTAGGAGCATAACCCGCATTTGCAAGCGCTCTGCCGATCGCCGAAGTCTCACAATTCTCCAGTGCTGAAGTCTGATTAACGCCTCGGCTAGTAACTGTCTCCTCAGCGTAGCCTGTTGCCCATGCAACGCCATCGCCAGCATCCTTAAATAGATACGCCTTAACAATGTATCGAGTAGCCTCGACAACTTCCAGCTCAGTTGAAATGCGAAACGCTGGATAATCCTTAATAAACTTTTCAAGTCTCACCTCTACTGGCTCGTAATCGGCTAAATTAAACATTCTGTGACTCCTTGACACGAATAAAAGTGAGCACTTGATCGATGGCTGCGATTTGACCAACAGGATAAAAATCTTCTCTGCCCATGTCTTTGTTTCGCTGCATAGACTCAAATGCTGATTGCTTCATAAAAGTTAAATACTTAATCAAATCTTCATTACACATAGAGATCATCCTCTTCTGTTGCTAGTTGTCCAGCGATTGCCCCATAAGAGCAGAGGTCAATCCATGTGTCGATCTGCTGGGCTGATTGATTAGTCCTTGCAAGTTTAACAAGTACCATGATCCCTGCGACCTGATAATCATGGATCGGTGTTTGTAGGTATGCACTGAGGAGCATCGCTGTGTGTTGCAGGTTATCCGAAGGGTGACCATACGATAAGCCACGCTCAGAGATTGTGTCCGTTGCGGATAAGAGGATCTCACTGGCTTTCATTCCTGCCCCTTGTAGCTGCGACCTCGATGATAGCCATCGCGAACACCCTTATTATAGGCGGTTTTCTGTACATCCAGTAATACTAAAGCAAAGCCGATAAAGATACCGACTAGGCTGATTATGAAGAGCTTATCTAAACTGCTCATTGTTTTACCTATCTACATCCAGTGCCCTTGACTGGCTTGCAGGATTAGTGTGACATAACTGTCAGACAGATCAAGCACATTCTGATAACGAAATGATAACGATTTAGACCTAAATTCAGACCTATCTAAGCACAAAGGCTAGGGGCTGAGTGCGACTCAGTTAAACCCTAGCCAATGGCAGACGCCTCGCGGCGTACTACAATTGTAGCAATTATCGAGCGCGTCCGTAAGACTTTCCAGCCACGATGAATGTGCCGTCCTTTTCAATGTTGATTAAGTCCACTTGAACCTTAGATCCATTGACATAGATAATGGCGAAAGCCTGCTGCCAATTGGCTACACCCTTAGTGTAAGCAGCTTGCTTAAAGTCCATGAGATTGCCTACCTCGACACCATGCAGGACACGCCCTATGCGCCCCCCAGAAGCCTCTGAGAAGGCTGAACGCCCTGCTCTGTGAGTATGTCCTGAGATAACATTCTTGCCATGCCTACGAGCCGCTTCTAGGGCTGATAAGCCCCCCTGTGGCTTGATGGGTGTGTGATCCCCATGCACTGCAATCCAGTTAGGTGCAATAGGCATAGGGTTCTTGTGGAAGGTAATACCAAGCTCATCAAACTTCATAAACTTCTCAAAGCGTAACTCAGGCAGTGCGCCGAAGGCTGGGACTTTAGCCATGATGATGTTATACAGGCGATCCGTGTGATTGCTACGAATGCAATCGGTAACGCCTAACTCCCAAAGCAAGTCCACTGCCTCATTACGATCATCATCTAAGGTCTGGGCATAAGAGCCCATGCGACCCTCTTCCCATTTACTTATCTGGGGTAGGTCAATCTCATCGCCAATGGTGACTACTTGATCTGGCTTAAACTTCTTAATGAATGAAGCAAGGTTGCGTGTGGCAACCCTGTCATGGTAGGGGACTTGTAAGTCCGACACTACAACGATCCGCTTAATCGTCATCCTCATCTTCATAATCGCCGAACTTCTCTGGCGCAATAGGATCTGGCAAGATCCAATGAGGGTAAGCCTGTGGCTCTGTGATCATGAACATCGCTATGTCCTCAGCAAACCCAGCACGCTTCAGTGAGCAGAAGTACTCATAAAGCCCAATGCAATAGGCATCGAGCTTAGAGTAGCCTTGCTCCTCTAACGCCTTAGTTGCTTTTCTTGCCATGATTAAATTATCGCTCTAGAAGTATGTTATAGATCTCATCGACACGCTGATTGAGTCGCTTGATCTCAGATAGCAGGTGCGTGATTACATAACCTGCAAGCCCGCCAATGACTCCGAGCGTTGCTAGGTAGAATGTGAAGAAGTCCGATTGTGTCACTTTTTAGGACTCGCATAACCGAACACACCAGATAGCACAGCCCAAAGGATTGCGCGGTAATCTGCCTCAAAGTTAGATGATGCCCACGCTGCTAGAAATGCTCCAGCTGCTAGGTATGCAGGATGTTTGATCTTCATTATTCTCCGCCTAACATAGATACTTGATAAAACTCACCCAATAGGTCAGCTTCTTTCTTAAAGCTAAAGTGAGCGTGTTTAGTGTGTTTGTTTGCGCCCTTGTATTTACGCCACTTCCAGTTGAGGACGCGGGAGCAGATGTAGCCGTCGTAAATAATGTAACTAATGCGTGTCTCTGATTTGGCTTTGCAGGCTCTCCGAAGCTGATCAACAAGGTCGCACATAATGTCTGGCTTTGATCCCTTGAATAGGTCACGATCGACATCAATGGCACGAACCCAACCCTGCTCATCTGGATTATGATCAGACTTGCGAGCAGCGTGTCGGGTATCACCGATCCAACCATCCGATGTGCGGTCACGATCTGGGAACGAGTCATCTATCTGCTCTCTTAATTGGACAGCAGCCTTAGAGAGTTTTACCTTCATCCAAGTAGAAGCTTCGCTTCATCCTCAGAGATGCCAAGCTTCTCCAGTAGTGCAGCCTTAGCCTCAGCCTTAGCCGCTGCTTCTGCTTCTGCCGCTAAGCGATCTGCTTCTGCCTGTGCCTGTGCTGCTTCATTGGCTGCAATTTCATCGGCTGTCAATGGACGCTCGATGACCTCGCCTGTTTCGCAGTTGATTTCGATTGCTGTTGTCATTGTTGCTCCTTATGATTTCGATATGCCGTATAGATAGAATGATGAACCTGAGACGAAGTTGCTGCTCTGTGCACTGATAAGCATTGAAGTAATCGCTGCTGTGTTGCGCCACAATGTAGCAACAGCCGTGATGTTAGCAGCTGTTGTATTGTTTTCCTGCACTTGGAAACTGCCCATAGGCTTGTTCTGTGAAGCTGTATAAGACGGGATGTATAACTCCCAGCTACTAAAAGTGTTGGATGTTGCAGTTGAACCATCTGCTGCTGAAAAGAAAGTCATTTCAGTTGCGCTAGAACTTGCAGATGATGATGCAGCACTTCCATCGCCTCTTAAGCGTGTCAGGCTGTAGTTTGTTGCACTGTCAGAGTTATAGCGAATTGTCACATTTTCTAATGTAGATGCTACATCTGATCTTAATGAACATCGCAACACCAAATCGGTATAAATGCTAGGGATTGAAGAAAAGGTAACAGATGCAGCAGAACTGCTAAGCACATTGGATGAGATGAGTGTGTAGGTACTAGGCATTTTTTATCCCATACAAAGTAGCGGTTGTGCCTGTGGCAAAGTTGCCTGAAGATAAAGACAAAGCAAGTGTAGTAATAGCAGAGGTGCTACGCCATAGACCGACATCTCTAGTCGCATAGCCTGAAC